CGAATGCGGAACCGTCAAAAGATATACTGACTGGATCTTTAAATCTAGATATCTAGGTTCAGATTCACTATGTGAGGGAATGACAATCATCTCCGTGAGAAAAAGACGCAAGGACTCTCTTAAGATCGCTAAAGATAAAATGTTACAAGAAAGTCAAAATGCCACAATACTCTACTGATGGATTAAAAATCAATCGGGGTCAGGAAGAAGCGCTAGAGACACTAAAGCACTGAAAGGTTTCACCATTCTTCACCATTGCCTCAAAATGACCTTTAAAGTTAGAATAATCTGGATTTGTAATCTACTTACGAATCTGATCCAAATATTTAACTTTCTTCTCTTTGGGCCAAGTGTCCTTTTACCGAAGCCAATCCAAGACACCTAATTCTTTTTCTAAATCAAGCTTGTTAATATCGCATACTACGGAAGAGAGGAATCTAGAAGAGACCTAACGGAAACTTGAGATAGCCTCGGGATCTGGCTGGAGAAGGGATGAAAAATGTCATTTGAAAAGAGCAAACAAAATATTAGAGGGTTGCTTATGATCCCATTCCTTATCACTTAGCACGTCCCCTGAAGCATTTAAAACCTAATAGCCACAGTTGACCATAGAAACTTTGCGAGGTGAGAAAGATTAACTTTACAACTAGAGAAAGAGCTCTGCATAAATGTTCCAAGCTTTTATGTTATGCTAAAACTATGGACCTCTCAGACACAAAGGAAAATTAACGTAGAGACTTTTGTTTATTACATAACAAGGGACCATTTCATTAGTCTTTTTAACATACTTAAAATCAACATTTTTAATGTTGTCCTTTCTCAGAGACTTAAGAGTAGTCTTGTATTCTGAATCACAGTATTTAAAAACACTAGCTTGAGAAGGAACTGTGTCGAAACCAAAATATTGAGAGGCGGGAGTGACATTGCCTAGAAGCTATTAGTCAAACTCAGGTTAAAGTTTCCTATATCAAATCTTATCTAGACCGATTTCATAGACGGAATAAGAAATCCCTATTTTGGCATTCTTATAATACTTCGGATGTGTGACATATGGGGTTTTTGCATCTTCATTGAAACTTCCCAAAAAACGTCGGTTAACCACTTGAGTGTACCATTTCGTTCTATTTTTGAATATCTTCCAGGCCAAGTAAAAGAAAGAGAAAGCACCAAAAAGCCCATTGACCATTAGTCCTGCAATGGAACAAACAGAAAGACAAATAATAAGAAGCCAACAAATCTTTTACCAGTTGACAACATTATCACCCTTTACAAAATAGAACTGACCGTAGATATCCTCACCATAATATCGAACACGATCTTCATCTGTTTTGAGGAACGGCCTATATGTGTCGTAACTAATGGAGAATGGTCTGTATCAAGAAATAAAATCATTAAGTTTGGACCCACAATAGTCACTTTTTAGCACCATCGAACTGAAATAATGATGTTAAGGACTTTGAACAAGATTAAAATTGGAATAGAGAGACCAATCAGCGTTAGATTGAGTTTTCTTTAAGGTGACCTGGTCGACAGCAGTGATAGTCTCGCAATCTTCAATAACATGACAAGAGTAAGAGTTCGAGTTGAAATAAAAAGCGTAAAAACATTCGAACCAACCAAAGTTAACCCTAAAACTTTTCTCTGATGTAACCAAGACGTTCGGGTGAACATAAGCTTTCCCAGCTGCACTAGGAGTGGAAGCAACAAATTGACGATTTCCCTTCCAGAAAACACTAAACGTTCCCTCACCCTGAGGGTACTGGTACTCACCAATCTAGGGGCTGTATTAGTTACCGGTGATAAGAATAGAAGAATTTAAATCTTTCATCTCTTTCTCGGGAATGTAGTAGTGAGAATCGTTGAACAAATAAACAGACTTACCACAAGGTTCCGCATTCAAACATTTATAAATGTTCGCAATAGTGCTACCGACTCGAATCTTGTCATTCTAAAATTCCTCTAGGGTTCCCTTGTAGAGAACATAGAAATTACGCAAATAAATCGGTTCCCCGCCAAAAAGGTTCATGAAAGACGAAGTCTAGAGATTAATATCATCGTCAGATCAAGCAGGATCGAGCTATTTGACTTTCTGGGCTAAGGCTTTATACCAGTCCATTTCCTATCCTGCCTTGGGGACAGGTACTGGGTAAAATTCGGCTCAGGGCAAATTATAATGGTTAGCAATGACTTCTTCCATGTACCCAGCTGCCAAAACTTAATCAAAGTTATAAACTATACCCTTCTTTTCCAAATATTTCTTGTAAAAAGCATCCTGATTCGATGCCCAGTATTCCTGATCATATGGAGTGGAATCAGGTCTAATACAAAAGACCACGTGTCCTCCGTGCTGAGCGATAAACTAGATCAGCTTAAGGGAATGAGGATCATTCTGAT